AATATGTAAATTATGGTTATGTTATACAACTATATATAACTATAACTGATTAGTTTTTAATCCTTTTTATTATATAAGCATAATTGTTTTTATAACTAAATACCTATATTAAGGGAGTAAATCATGACATAACTAATAACTATTCATTACTAATATATATTAGTAATGTTTATTTAGGTAGATTTTAAAAATTCGGTATTTTCGCTAAGCGATATGGCACTAAAGTGCCGAATAAATCTTCAGGGGTTTAAATGTTTTTCGATGAAATTGTGAACTGCCATGGATAGCTAATCCATCCAAATGCTTTTTTGTTCCATAACCCATATTTGATTTTAGAGCATACTTGGCATCAAGATCAGGATACGCATCACATAATTGATTGATATATTCATCATGATATTCTTTTGCAATAATTGAGGCCGCTGCAATTGATAAATATGTAGCATCTCCTTTAATTACAGATATTACAGTATAATTAGGAAACTTTTTTTCCCATCCAGTTCCATCAATGATTAATGTATCAATTGCATTTGGTTGTATATTAAAAGTAGTAAATAAATTTTGGACAGCTCTATCCATAGCAAGCTTTGTGGCTTCTAAAATATTAATTGTATCAATTTCACTTGCATCAGCCCAACCAACACCCCATGCACGAACATTAGTCTTGATCCATTTGAGTGCTTCTGCCCTTTTTTTTGCTGATAATTTTTTTGAGTCTGTAATTAAATTATTGACTTGTGTTTGGTTGCCCCAAATAACTGCAGATGCATAAACACGTCCAAATAAAGGACCTCTACCTGCTTCATCAATACCAATTTCTTCGTCTTTAATACATTTTGCTAACATTATTATTAAAGTTAATAAAGTTTTAAATAGTGATAAAATAATTAATCAATGTTGTTCTTAGTTTTTGTTTTGTGATTAGTAACAATATTCGGTTCTAGTGTGTTCTTGTAAACCCATGGTGCGGAACAAATTGGACAATGCTTATTTTTATCAGCCCATGGTTTGATACATTCATGATGATAAGAATGACCACATGTACCTTCAACAATATATGAGTCAAAACCTTTATCTTGATGATAAAGACTGCTTGAATTTAGACTGCACCGACATATAGTGCAATCAACATTTGATGGTAAATTATATCCCCAGCTGCTCAATAATTTAATATCGTTTACCACAAATTTTGACGGTTTTATTTGATTTACTAATTCAGATGACATTATAATAAGTTCCTAAAGATTATGGTTATTAATTTTCAATTTTTACACAACACGATTTATATTCTAATTGCAATTTAGTGTAATCATAACCTTCGATCCTGTTTTGTTCAACAATTTTATTATTGTTCAACTTTATAAATATTTGTGTTGGTAATGAATTTACTTTATATCTTTTAACCAATTTATCATTAGAATCATTGTCAATATCCATGTACGCAACAGCTAGTTTTGGCATTGATTTGGTTGTATCAATATGATCAAGTCTTTGTTTAAGTTGATTACATGGCCCACACCATTTAGCACCAAAATATAATAACACACACATATCATTGTCTGTATTACTGATAATAAATTCATCCAATTCATCAATACCACTTATTTCTTTCATTATATTATAAACCAATATAATGTTTAAATATGATACAATTAAGCTATATATTTAAAGATTATAAATTATATTCGTTGGAATTATCTGAATCAGAGTCCATTAACGACAAATCAGAGTTTGATGTGGTCGTGTCTAAATCCATATCAGAATCCTCGAAAAAATATTTTTTATTTGTTTTTGCTTTTTTCATTCCACCTTCTTGATCAATTTCCATTTCTTTATCAGGTTGATTTTGCAAGTCAAAATTTTGGCCATCTTTAGGCTGATGTATGGCATCATCTTCACCAATATTATTCATAACTTCAGGCGCATCAAGTACATCAGGTACTTCTAAATCCATATCATCATCTGAATCATTAGATCCGGCAAGTTGATTAACATCCGAATCTGCCAACAATTTTGCCAATTTATGATAATTGGCTGTATTATAATTGGTTGTTTGATTAGTTATATTACCTCCTTTAAATGTGTATCCATATGTGTCGATCATAGTTGGTGTTGTTGACAAGTGATCAACATTATTTAATGTGCCACCAGTTTGTTTATTGTTTTTGAGAGCTTTTAAAGTTAAATATTTAGCTTTATATTTTAGATATTTTTGTTTCCAGTCCATATAATAATTAAACTAGATTTTAATTTAAAATTAAATTTATACTATTTATTTTCAATTAATAATAAAATTTGAATTTTTAAAATATTGTAATATTATCATTGATATTTTAATGAGCTATTATGATGAACCAGATGAAAAATACAACGATATTTGTGCCAAAATAGAAAATAAACTTGTCAATACAAAATTAACACCAATTGAACCAAAAGATATACAGGTTGGACAGACAGTTTATGCACAATTTCTTCCATATTCACAACAATATATTGGATTATTAGTGCCTAAATTTGGACAAGTTCAAACAGTTGGATATGAAAAAATTTATGATGCAATTGATTCAAAAACATACGAATTTTTTAAAATTACAATTAAAAACATTGATGGTCAAATAGAAGAATTATTTCATCCAGCAGTGTCATATTATAGTTTGTCTTTGGGTTATGACTATATAATAAATTTAGTAGAACCAAAATAGTTTAAATTTAATATATTATTTTATTAAATAATATCTACCAAAATATAAATATGAAGGATAAAATTGATCCTGATATGAAATGTGCTCCAAGTAAAAAATACTCTAATGGTTCATGTTTTTCACTTGATGCATTACAAAAAATAGCCAATAACTACAATACTAAAAATAAAGACAAAATCAATATTAATTTACCAAAACAAGAATTAGTTGACACGTTAAAAAATAAATTATCTGAAAAATGTGATGAACAAACTTGTTGGTTGAGATTGGATATTGTTAAAGAACTTGACAATGTAGACATATTAACAAATACTTTTAGACCAAAAGGACCGTCAAAAAAATATGAATGGTTAAGCACAACACACATAAATGATGTTGTGACACAATATCAATTTGTACACAAAGACTTTCTATTTTTAGGTGCTGTTCCACTAGATTTTGAAGATTTACCAGTGTTAGGTATTAGTAGTCTTAATTTTGAAGACTTGGAAAAACAAGGAAAAACAAAAATAGGTATGGTCATTAATTTAGATGAACATTATAAAAATGGTTCACATTGGGTCGCATTGTATACAGATTTGAAAAAAAATCAAATATACTATTTCGATTCATTGGGTAGACGTCCTTTGAAGAGAACACGAAAATATATAAATAAAATAACCAAATATTTGTATAACAAAAAATATAACACATCACTACCACTTAATGAGGTTGTTGATAAAATAAAATCAGTTAAAAATTTACCAGAAACTCATATTAACAAGGTTATTAAATCTACTCAATATTTGAATAACTTATTCTATGGCGGATTTGACATTAAATATAATCATATTCAACACCAGTTTGATAACTCTGAATGTGGTGTATACTCAATTAATTTTGTGGTTAGACTTGTTGGCGGCGAATCTTTTGACTCTGTAATAAATGACATTACAAAAGATGAAGAAATGAATGCTAATCGTAAGTTATACTTTAGAAATGTGAACTTTTAATTCATTATAGATTATATTAAGTATGTCTTTGTAATAATAATTATCACTACGATACCAACGTGTTACTCGTTGATTTAATTTACAATATGATATTAGTTTATTTTCTAGTTCTTTTGCGAATAATATGGAACTTGGCACCAATAAATTATCAGCAGTATCAAATATTTGTCCTGATGCTGTAATGCTGCCTGTTGTACAATTTATTAATAATCTGCAACGCTTACATAAACTATAAACAAGATTTTCAATACTATATACATTGTCAACTGGAATTTCAAACATATACACATTCGACAATAAATAAACATTTCCATTAGCTCTATCAGAACATATTAAATTTTTTAATGATTTTTCAATAAATACTTTAGAAGCATCTTCTAGATTGTTATATTTTCCAATTAATGTACCTGTCCACAATTCACGTGGTGGTCCATTTATATAATAAGTGTGGTCTTTATTTACTGTTGTTACAATATACATTAAGTTATAATAA